GGTTTCTACGACATTCTAAAAGATCAGAAGAAACACAAAGAGTATATTGAAGATATTGCTAAAACTTTCTATGGACGTGTGTCTAGAATGATTTCTGAGTATAGTCGTCCTGATCAAGTGGATCAGCTAGAAGCATTAAAAGCATTGATTGCTGAACGCAATGTACTAGACAGCTTCCTTGAGCCAAATGATCGTGAACAAGTATATGATCAAGTTCAAGAAATGATTAAAACCCGTATGGACGGTCAGGATGTTCCATCTATGATTGTTAGTGCTGTGCTACGTGATAAATGGGGAAGTGATGTTCCTAAGATTATACGCGGAGCTTACGAATCTAAGCTAATTGATGAGACTACTTACCAAAACTTAAACAGTATGTATGAAGATATGATTGAGGTTAAAGAATAATATGGCTAGATTTACAGCAGATATGGGTGACATCTCTGTACAGCATGTCAAACCAATAACAGATAAGAGTGGTTATACATCTAGTGTTGCTACAGCAGGTCTTATCAAAAATGTAGGCGAAATGGGCATAGAAGCTTACAAAAGCTATGAAATTGGTCAAGCTAAAGAAGACTATGAAACATTAGCTACAGAGATTAAAGAAGCTGATGCACAATATTCTATGCAAGATGTCATGGCTATCGAAGACTTTGGTCAGCGTATGACTGCATTTAGAGACATGGCTGCACAAGGTAAGAAGTCTGATGAAATGAAGCTACGAGCTGAAGCTTTGTTGAAGCAGCAGATTGCTAGAACTCCGGGACTAGAGCGTGAATTTAGACAGGCTGCTGCTAGTATTATTGGTATTGATCCGGCAGGTCAAGGTGCTAAAACTGCCTTTGCTCGTATGGCTGAAGAAGAAGCTGATGCAGAGCGTATTCTTACACAAGTAGCAAATGATTCTGTGACAAACTTTGGTATGCTTCCGGGGGAAGTGTACACTAAAGAAGGTCAAGAAAAATACATGGCTTTGAGTGAGATTCGATCTAGTAATAACCTTAAAGAAATGCAGCTTAAATCATTAGAAACAACAGCTAAAATTGGTGCTGTTAAACAAGATACTGTTGATAAAGCTAATTCTAAACACTTCAGTGATCCAAGTGTTCAAATAGGTTATGCAGGTACAAGCCGAACAAGTGCTCAACAAACAGTAAATAAATATTTAAATGGTGCTGAGCTTAGTGCTCAAACCATTTCTAATATGTCTCAAGATGATCGTACAGCTTTAATCACAGAGTTAAAAAGTTCACAACGTGCTGCTGCTTCTATTTATGAAAAATATGCAGCAGGATTTGATACACGAGACCAATTTGAAGACATCTTAACACGTATTGTAGCTCCCTATCAAGACTATATTGATTTGATAGAAGGTAAGACTACAATTGATAGTCTTAAAAACTGGAATGCGTTTGAGACTGAAACCATTAAACAAGAGATATACAAATCTCCAGAGCTTAAAGCGTATGTTGCAGTGGCTGAAATACTAAAAAATAGTAATGCTCCTGTAGAAATATTTAACAAACTGTTATCGAAGAGCATGAAAACTTTTGCTACTGCTCTACCTGATCCTGACAATCCTAATAAACTTCCTACTGCACCATCTAAGGAAAAACAACAAGCTGCTACAGCTGATGACGTTCGTTCATTGGTGCAGCCTCTAACTAAAATCTTGTCTACTGATGTTACTACAGAAGAAAGCCGTAACACTTCAATCAAGATTATTGAGAATATAGCTACAATGCTTGAAGATGGAGATAGCTATAAACCAGAAGTAGTGGATAGTTTCATTGATGTTTTAAACTCACCTTCTACAGCAGAGGGTATGCGCCAAGCATTACAAAATGCTCCTCAAGCTAAAATGTCAATTAATGATCTTATGGCAAAGCATGTACAACGTGCAGGTAATGGTGCAGCTAATAGTCTTCAACGTGTTCTAGAAGGCACATCCTATCCATCGGATGTTGAGAACGTAGATAGTCCAGAAACCACTGCATTTGTTTATCCAGAGTTGCAAGGTGATCAAGTGGTTGTCCGCATCAACGAACGTGCTGCAACAGAATGGGCATTAAACAATCAACTAACTGGATCAGAACAACAGAATATGATGCGTAAGATGAAGAAGAAAATGGCAAGGATTAATGCAGGTCCGATTGCTTCATTGAATAAAATCATTTCAGCTACCAGTAATTTGTACAATCAACCTCGTAATGAAGTAGCTGTTCAGGTGCTGAAGCGTTCAGGTCGTTTAAGTCAGCAAATCAGTAATCTACCTCTACCATCTCGTGAGCAAGAAATGGGCATGGCAATGCAGCAAGAAGCTCGTGAAGTTGTACGAGATGAAAATGGACAGTTGAGATTTAAGTAATGGATGTTAATTACGAAGGTATTAATTATAACTTTCCTGATGATACACAGGACTATGAAGTTATTCAATTTCTTGAGCAACAAAACAATAGAGAGTTTACATACACTCAGGATGATGTTGAGCAACAAGCATATGAGGAATCACTAACCAGTGGTGCTCCACTACCATCTCCTCAAAAGCAAGAAAAATACTCTCGTTATCTAGATATTTCTAGGTCAATTGAATCTAGTAATGATCCGAAAGCATTTAATGAAACCTCTGGTGCAGCAGGACACTACCAATTTCTAGACAAGACATTCTTAGACTTTGTGAATAAGTATGAGCCAGAACTAAAACAAGGTAAGTCTAATACAGAGCTATTGGATTTACGTTATGATCCTGTAGTTTCTCGTCGAATGGCAGGGTATATGGCTGATGAAAATGCTCAAGGGATGCAGAGGCGTAACATTCCTGTGAATGAAACAAACCTGTATATCACTCACTTCTTAGGCTTAGGTGTTGGGCTTGATGTACTACAAGGTGATGATGATACAAAACTTGAAGATGTTATGTCTGAAAGATCAATAAAAAACAATCAGAACGTTGTCAACAAAGCTAAGACTGTTGGTGGATTGAAGAAGTGGGCAGCCGATAAGGTAGAGGAACATGGCAAGAAACTATAAGAAAGAATACGACTCGTATCACAGCAAACCTTCTCAAAAGAAGAAGAGAGCAAAAAGAAACACAGCACGTAAACGTGCAATGGCTTCTGGTAAAGTGAGGAAAGGCGATGGTAAAGACGTGGATCATAAAAAACCGTTGCGCTCTGGTGGGAGTAATTCTCGTAGCAATACTCGTGTTCGTTCACGCAGTGCTAACAGAGCTGACAACGGTGGAAAGGGTGGTCGCCCAAGGAAGAAGTGATGCCAGTACATAAAGTAAAAGGCGGATATAAGTGGGGCAAGTCTGGTAAGGTGTATAAAACTAAGGCTGCTGCTGAGAGACAAGGCAAGGCAATCTATGCCTCTGGATACAAGAAGAAGAAGTGATGGCTAGGAAAGGACTATACGCAAACATTCATGCTAAACGTAAACGTATTAAAGCAGGATCAGGAGAGAAAATGAGAAAGCCGGGAAGTAAGGGTGCTCCTAAAGCATCTGATTTTAAGAAAGCTGCTAAGACAGCAAAACCTAAGAAACCTAAGCGTGGTGAACGTGCTCGCAAGAGTAAGGCTAAGCGAGGTTATTAATGCCTAAGAAAAAGACTACAAGCAAGAAGAATATGCCTTGCAATAAGCCAAGGCGAACACCTTCTCATCCTAAGAAATCACACGTTGTGAAAGCCTGTGAGGGCGGCAAAGAGAAGCTTATTCGTTTCGGACAACAGGGAGTAAAGGGTGCGGGTAAAAGTCCTAAGACAGCGGCTGAGAAAGCCCGTAGGAAGTCTTTTAAGGCGAGACATAAGAAGAACATCTCGAAAGGAAAGATGTCAGCAGCTTACTGGGCTAACAAAGTCAAATGGTAAGAATTAGGGGAGCAATTAGCTCCCCTTTTTTTATGCCTTACTTATCTTGTGAGGCAGCTGCACCGTCTACAGCTTGTTGACCAAAGGTGTCAGACAAGAAGTCACCGATAGCTTTTGCTGAACCTGAGAATGACATGGTGAAGTTTGCAGTACCACGTGCTTCTGCATTACCAGTGGTTTTATTCTCAATTGAGTTAGCCATACCACCCTCAGTGCCTGAGTGAGTGTTATCCATGAAAGCAAATGATGCTGAAGATGCTACGATAGCTGCGATTGCGATAATGTTTTTCATAATAGTTTCCTTTATTGACATGCAAGACATTCGTCTTTGTTAGTGATTACTCCTGCTTTACTGTACACGTAGTACAGAGCAAGAATGTTAGGATCGAGGAAGGCTTTCTTGTGAATACTGTTCACGTAGCCCTCATCTTCACCTGCTGCAAAGAATAGATTTAAACTTTGCCATTGGTCTATCCAACGTCCTCTGTTACTAGCTAACCGGATTACAGCATCCTGATCAATCTCAAATGCTGTACGGAAAGCAAGCTTCTCATCGTCGTCTAGCCAATCGACGTGTTGAACACTGCCATGAGCATCTCGTACTTCTTCGATGTTCTTTTGGTTGTACACGCCTTTCTCTTTCATCAACCGCAACAGAGCAGGATTGATACGATCAACTTCACCCGCAGGTGTGCGTTGTGTATAAACCATTGCTGTGTCAGGATTAATGCCTTCGCTAATACCGCCCATAATTAACGCTGTGCTTTTAGTTGGTGCAACTGCTAATCGGTGGGTGTTAGCCATCCCATAGCCTTTCATCCATTTAGGTTCACCCCATGTTCGAGCTAAGTATTCTGATGCTCGACGTGACTCGGTGTCTAAATGAACAAAGACATTAGTGTTCCATTGGTGAGCTTCAAAGCTCTCAAACGGAATTAAGTTTTGCTGAAGATAAGAGTGGAATCCACAAACACCTAAGCCTAATGCTCTACTGTTCTTAGTGAATGCCACTGCTTTCTCAAGCCCTGCCATATTCTTAGCACGTTCAATGAACTCTTGAACTACAGCATCTAAGAACACTGTTGCTTGAAATACAGCATCTGTTTCTCTCCATTCATCCCACTTAGACAGATTCATTGAAGATAGTACACAAGTGTATGTGTATTCTTCACTGCTATGCAGCATGATTTCAGAGCACAACTGACTAGACTTAATGTCTAGGTTTTGATCCTTGTACCATTGTGGACGCTTGTTATTGGCTTTATCGTCAAAGAAGAAATAACCTTTACCTGTAACCATCTTTGTTTTCATGGCTTTACCGTAACGGCGTATAGCTTCTTCATCTCCTTGTCTCAGGTCATCAATAAAATCATCACCGACAACCCAACCAATGTTGTTTCCATCGGGGTGTGCGAATAGATAGTCGCAAACCTCATCAAAGTCCTTGTGGTCAATTCGTACATAACCTGCCCAACTACCTCTACGTGCTGTACCTTGTGATACATACTCCATGTCCTTCTGGAATCCTTCGATGATGGGTAGTAGTCCTGAAGACTTGCCGCCTACAGAAATACTATCACCACGTCCTCGTAGATCACCTAGATAGGAAGCAGTACCGAATCCTGCTTTAGTCAGCATAGCTACTTCATGCTTAGCATTGTAGATGCTGTCTAAGTTGTCAGAGATATACGTACCTGCACATGATACAGGAAGTCCACGTGTTGTACCAGTGTTAGCTAATACAGGTGTAGATGGGCTAAGCCATCCCTTCCATAGAAGGTGGAAGAACTTGTCACGCCACATGTTAGGGTCTTCAGTATGTGCTGAGAGCGTGGCAGCAATCCGTTCGTATTGTTCACGAGGATTGTCTGCTTGATACAAATACTTCTCTTTAAAGAGTTGATAACCTGCTGTACTCATCCACTCAGGTACTAAGTCCTGCTCTAGTAGATGCATCCTCTCTTCTCGGAGTTTGTTGTAAATGTTGCTCAAAATGCAAATCCTTTCTCTGACCAATCGCGTTGATACTCACGACCTTGACTGTTAAAGAAATCTGTAGCTTGGAATCCGTTCACCCCTTTATAAAAGTATTCACCAACCGGATTATACTCGACTTTATAAAGATTATCGTATCCCATATTACGCATACAGACATTAATACGGCTCTTAGCAAAGTGGAGGAGTTGCTTTTCTGTGATGCCTTCAACTCGTCCTTTAGCGAATATCTTTTCAACTATCGCTTCTTCATGCTTATAGACTTCCGTAGCAGCCAGTACGATATGCTTGTATAAAGCTTGTTCATACGCTTCATCAATTTTTCCCGCATCTTTTAACTCCTTCTTTAATGTTTGGAATAACCATCCCGCAGCTTCTGAATGCAATGCCTCATCACGTGCTGAAAAGTTAATACCACTTACGACGTTTAATAGTTTGTTCTTACCTTGACTCTGGAAGTGTTTTAGATAAGCAAAGCTTGTGTACAAGATTGCACCTTCAGCAAACACAAAACCACCTAATGCTTTCAGGTCATCCTTATCATCAAGGGTATCATGTAGAAACTTGATACGATCTGACAACACCTTGTCATGTGTGTACTCATCATAAAACTCATCGGTAGCTAAGCCTAACTCTTCATTTAACTTGCTGTAGAACTTAGCATGTACCTGTAATTCCATTGCTGCAAACATAGCAGCCATAGGCTGAATGTCAGCAGGACGTGGAAACTTCTTAAAGACAAAGTCAGTCCAAAATTCATCACCAATAATTTGCTCGTATTTAGTGAACAGCTTTAGAACAGTGATAACACCATGTCGTTCAGCTTCTGTCATGTTCACCAAAATATCTTGCTTGTCCTTACCTACCTTAACCTCATTGTGAGGCCAAAAGATAGACGCTTGCTTGTCTGCAAACTGTACTGCTTCTGGATAGTCCACAGTGAATGTAGACTTTGGTGTGTATAATTGAATCATTCTCTTTCTTCTTCTTGGATCAATTTATCTAAATAGTGCATAGCCTTCTCTAAGTCTTCTACACCGTTCTTTTCTTTGTAGCGAGCTACATATTTGATAACATTACCACGAAGGAATCCTTTAAATTCCATACTTGTCATCCATGATTGCATAGCATCCCAAGGTTGAATAGCTTTAACGTAGTGATTCCCACCAATCTGCACAACTTTACGCGCAGTATTGTAATCATCATAGGTTAATTCATCATCATCTGGAAACATATCATACTCCCAATAGTGTTGCATTCATTTCTTCTTTGTCACGTAGATTGGTACGACCTCTCGCCCATGATCCACAGTCCTGACACTGATAACGCTGATACTTACTCACCTGTGTAACAGAGTAGCCACGCTTCTGCATGTGCTGTCCACCACACTTAGGACAAACAGGTACATCACTTGTTACACCCTGATTAGGATGTGTCTTATGATAAGGACGTAGCTCATCGTAAACAGCTTCTAACAATACCACATCTTGCATATTGTAGTCAAGCATTTCTTGAAAAGCTTTTGCCTCACCTGCCATACATCTAGCCCACAAGTCAAAACCACCTGTGTCTAGCTTACGACCTAAGCCAAGTATCTCACCTAGATAATCAAGCCTATTACTACTGAACTTGAAATTACGCTTTGCAATCTTCAGTGTGTCAACACTGCGATAAGGGGAAGGTTGTGTAATACCATTAACCACCATGCGTGTATTAATAGAAGGTAAGTCAAACTTATCACCGTTGTGTGCAACAATAACATCTGCCTCATCCATCATATCTCGTAGTGAGTGTACAATACGATAATCGTTTTCTTCATTCACTTCTTTAGGTGAAAGCTTATCACCATAGATATGCTTCTCACCATGCCACTTAGCTGACCATGTTAGCATAAACCAATCACTAATCAACTGGCTGTATGACACATTCTCTTTCCACATTCGCCACACATATGCACGTTTAGGTGCTGTCTCTATATCAAGAATTAGGGTTTTTAACATCTTTACGCTCCGTATGTACGCATACAAATTGGTAATTAACAATTGGTCTACCTACAGCTTCTACCAATTTCTCTCGCTCTTCAAAGCATTGCGTCATGGTATCGTAATCACCATACCACCCTATCTCAGGAATTAAAGACTTTGTGTAAATAAATACTAATACCCATTTCACGTTCGTTCCTCTCGTTCTTTGTTCGTCTTGTCTTGGTGACAGTCTTTACATAATACTTGTAAGTTATCAGCTTCACAAAACATAAGTTTTACAAAACGTGGTAAGTCATCATATGACTTTAAACTACCGCAAGGTACAATGTGGTCAACTTGAACATCTGCCCCTTTGTACCACTTGTTACAGGCTGCACATTGGTATTCATACTTCTGTCTGCCCTTCTTCTTGCAAAGTCTCTTCGCATCGTTCATCACCTGATACTTCACTGGGTATCGACTGCTCTTCGACCTCAGTCCCGATCTGATGAATCCCCAATACTGACTCTCCGTCCAAGTGTTCCCTGCTCTCGTTCGGGGTACTTTCTGCCGCGTAGTCTTCCCACGTTTTATAGCCATAACGTCTTATCCATAATAGATTGCCTATCTCGCTTAGTGTTTTACAAACGTCTAAGTCGGGTGCGTGTTCTCTATATGTCTCATAGACACGTTCGATACACGATGTGAAATTGTCAGGTTCAATGCAGTAGTCCTTGATAGACTTACTGGCAACCTTACCTGTGATTCGCTTCAAGCCCGGAATGTTATCCGTACTATCGCCTGTCAATAGTTGAATGATGAAGAATTTATCAGCATCATCTGGCGAAATATGGTAGTGTTCCTTCTTACGCCAATTGTAATGCTCTCCTACAATCATCTCCAAGTCTTTATCAAGTGATGCACAAATCAGGGTGTGATCGGATGGTCTTGTCATTTCAATACCTATCGTGTCATCAGCTTCCTGACCATATGTAACGAAAGCTCCCCAATGATTTATTAGATAGTTTCGTATTGCATCATAATGCACAGGTTTAGCCGCATCCTTGCGGTTTGCCTTGTACCCTTGAATGGTAGCTAACTCATTCCTGAAGTTACCCTTACCTGTTAAGTGAACAACGTATTCGTCTGCCTCTGTAGCATCAGTGATTGACTTAATCAATATCTTCACTGAGTGCAGAGCATTCTCTACAGGGTCATCGTTGGCTGCAAAGCCTACGCTGTAAACAATGATGTCTCCATCAATGTGAACAATGCGTTTATTCGATGCCGAGTTGCTCACGCTTCATGTCCTCTTCAGACTTATCTAAATCACCTGTGGTATATGCTTCAAACATACGGGCAATGTCGATAACTTGCTCAGGACTGTGATTATCATTGCAGTAGTTCACAGCTGCTGTAAGCGCATTCTGGCGATTAATTGTACGCTCAGGTGCTGACTTACCTACAGGGAATGTACGTCCCGCAGGAGAGCTATTAACACTACGTGGTTTAGGTGAAGAGCTTGCAGTTGGTACTTCACCCGCACCTACTATGCGTAGGTTCTGGATATACTTAGAGCCACCATTGTCAAACTCTACAACATCTCCTGAGTTTGGAGTGCAATCTAACCATTTCTTCTTTTGATTGTAATACACACCATTAACTTTCATTGACCATTTGTCATCCTCAAATTTACTTTGATGTGACGCTTCTACTACACCGCTAACTTTAGCCATCTTCGTTTTCCTCATGTAAGTTTTTAGATCGAAGCATTTCAATAATTGCTTCTATTTCATCTCGGATCAGTTCTAGCCGATCCCTTGCACGTTCTAATTCATCTATCTCTTCCTGAATATCAATCATTCTATACCTCTAGTTTGGTAAGGCTGTTCCAATCTTTACCATACTCTACATCAACATTCAATGGTAAGTCAATGTCAACACCAAATCGTGTCTTCATCCACTTAGGAGCTGCTTGCATTGTGTCTCGGATGATTAGTCCTGCACGTTTCAATACACTCTCATGTACATCAAATATCACACTGTCATGTACAGTATTAATTGGTAAGCACTTATTCCATAACTGATCGTCTGCTGATATTGCTCTGTGTAGTCTGCCTAATGTCTCTGGCACGATGTCACCTGTTGCAAAGCCTTGCATCGGATAGTTTGCAATTTGAGTAGGGCTAATTGACAACATCACACCTCTGTCTTGTAAAAACTTAGGGGCTTTCTGTTGTTTAAATGTGTAGCGTCTACCCGTTATAGATTTATATATTCCTTGTTGGACTTGGTGTCCACTGTAATACTCATCAATTGGCTGTAAGCTCTCATCTACCTCCTGCATTACTTTGTTCTGAAAGTCTTTCAACATTGAATAGCGTTCATAATATCTATCAATGAATCCCTGTGCCTCATCTTTAGTCAGGTTGTTATTCTCTGCAATAGATTTAGCACCTGCACCATATTGTAGTTCAAAGCGAGGTCCTTTGGCATTCTTACGTAGCTTTGTGAAGAAGCTATCCTCTGCCTTATACCCTGCTAAGATTTCCTCGTAGCTGTATTTAGGATTAAGCCATGCTGCTGATTGGCTGTGGCTGTCAATACCATCTAGCAAATCCTGCTTCATGTTCTTGTCACCTGATACAATTGCAGCTCCTACCACCTCAAGCTGCGAAAAGTCGGCTTCTACAATAAAGCCGTCAGTCCACCTAGACTTAAAACATTTCTTGATATTAATCGTCATTGTAATGTTCGCCGTTGTTACCGTTCCTGCCGATAATATCCATCCTATCCTCATCCCAATTATGAGGTTCGTATCCATCTATCTCGAATAGCTTAGAAAATATCACTTCTTGTTTAAGTGTGCGAGCTTCTAGTAAGTGTGCTAATCCAATCCAAGCATTCATAGTCTTGTCTGCATTCCAATCGTCATTGTACGCTGTTTCTGCTATTAGCATGATGTCATCTTGTGTCATAGCTACTTTCATCATAGCAGTTTCAAGATCAAACCTATCAACACCCCATTTATTCTTCATCATTCCGTATCAACCTCTGCTGTGGTTTCAATCCATACCTTAGCACCGCATGCTAATGGCTTATCTGGTGAGTACACAATTTCACTGCTACCATGAATAACAACTTTATCACACTTGATATTTTCTTTACTTGTTTTCACAGTAAGTACAGGAAGCTTGTCATCATGTTTGCTATTATGACGAATGTTGTGCTGATTCACATGAATTCTTTTAATGATTCCCTGTTTAATCATGTTATTCCTCAGTTCCGAGAGAGAAGTTCTCTAGGTCTATTAATAAGGTAGCATCTTCATCACCGTTTGTCAAGATGTATAATGGATCACCTTCCTGTTTTAACCCCTCTTTCCACATGTTTTTACATTCAAATTCAATGACTTGCGGGTCTTTGTCAAACATTTCATAGTATGCTGTCTTAGCCTCACCTAAACAGAGAGAGCATAACTCCTCGGTCTGTTTCTTCTTAGGTCTAGGCTGTTCTGATTCATCTGCAAAATACATCCAACGAGACGTATTCACTGTCGCACCGCATGCTTTGCACTTCATGCCTCGCTCTCCTTATTACTAATATTCTGTAGATTGGGATTGCTGCTGCTCAATCTACCTGTTGCTGTCTGACAATGGTTTAGGTTGCCATGTATCAATCCGTCTGACCATACAAGATTAGAGTAGCCATCGAAATACGTACTAATCTGTTTAGTCAGTTCCCGCATCTTTAACACCTTTGAAAGGATAGGATGCTCAAGTTTACGTAGCACATCGTCACCTACAGGATGAATGCCACGATCATTCAATTTCTTTGTATGTCGAAAGATACCTTCAGGTTGAATGATGATGTCCTGTTTCTTTGTCTTTTGCTCACCCTTACGTTTGCCTGACTTGTAAATAACAGGATTACCTTCCTCATCTACTACAGGCATATCACGCTTCACCTTAAACTCAGTTCCGAACAATACAGCTGATAGCTGTTGTGTTGAGTTTGGATTCAGTTCTTCAACATCACATCCTGTACGTCTAGCCATCAGTTCCACGACCTCTTGTGTCACTTCCTCATGCTGTGGTAGTAGTTTAAGCTTCTCTTCGTGTGCTAACTTCAGGTCAAAGCTCATGCCATTATACTCCATCATAATCGTAGCAAGTCTAGCTTGCATCTGACTAACCACCAATTCAAACATTCCCATCTCATCTACAATTTTACGCTGTGCGTTATAGATGATGCGTAAGTTCTCCACATCACCAATCAGGTAAGGTACAATTTCTTCTTCTGGAATGTCCTCAGTAGACACACCGTTCTCCCAGTATTCTTTCATACGGCTGTCTTTCAACGTGCCACCATACTTCTGTGACATGTAGTCTAATGACAAATGACCTCGTGTTGTGTCC